CAACCGCTTCTACCATGTAATACCTATTATTATCAATACTCATAATTTCTCCTTTGTTAATCTCAATCAAACAATACATCTATTTTATTATCAATAAATTTAGCCATTCTATTTGTAGCCTTTTTAGCATCACCTTTAATAAACACCAAAACATTTTGGTGTGCCTTGGCAATTTTTCTACTACTGTTCATGTAATTAAAAGCTCTCATGGCCGCAGTTGCTGGTTCTTGTAACAATATCATATCATTATAATAATGACAATCATTTCTTTCAAAGATGTTGATTGTTTTTTGTATGAAATTTAAATAATTGCCATCTTTGCCTCTTACATCACCAACAACAATTACGGCAAATCTATCATTTTTCAAATTTTGTAGACTTAATGAAATGATAGATTCATATTCTTTATCAAAATCTTCCACTTCCATATTAGATAAATCTTTTTCATTATTCGAATATTTTTCCAAATCATAATATGGTGGACAAGTAAAGAATAAATCATATTTACAATCAATAGTTATTTCAGCCGAACTGCCAATTAACCATTTTGGTGGATGAGAATCACAAATCTCATTGGATTGAATATAATTATGTTCAACTTGTTCTTTTCTCAAATCAACACCAATATATTTTCTATTCAGCTTAGAGGCAATAATGCCACGCACTGAACCTCCAGCAAATGGATCAAATATAGTATCTTCAATTTTAGAGAACCACAAATACATAATTTCACATAACACAGGATCAAAAATAGATGTAGATTTTTGTTTCTTTTGTAATAAATCTGATAATTTTAAAAGATTCTCATTTCTACCTAATTCACTTTGTATGTTTAATGCCAACCATTTTTTACGCCTATCTTTCCAATATTTCTGTTTGATATCCAATACTGAAATTGGTGGTACCACAAAAATGTCGGTCAATTTCCTATTTGCCATATATTTTCTTATTTAAATAATACATTTTTTTCTGAATTTGGTATTTTACCATTAGGATATTTTTTGATGATATCAGTTCCTTTTTTAAAGACAATACGAACTGTTGGGAATTCTGTGATATCACTAAAGATATAATTAATAGTTTTTGCATGACTATGCATTTCGGTCAAATCAATTTTTCTACTAGCACCAATCATATTACTAGGAGCATAGTTTGCTCCATTTCTTGTAAAACCTTTCAAATCATATTTAGTACCTGTTTTTTTGTTGATATGGTCATAACCTGCGGCATCAACGAATTCAAGATTTGTGAACCATAGAGGTATACTATGTTCTAGAAATTTAGAAGCAACTCTACCATCTTTAAACAATTCACATACAACAGAATCACTTAGTGGTGAAAATTTTGCGTCACATTCAAAAACATAAACTTTATCAAAAGCAATTTTCATAATCTCTTTCAGTTAATCACAATAGAGACTATTATACAGGTACCACAAAAAAAGTCAAGTATTATTTTACAAATTGTTGTTTTTATACAACAGATCCAGAGCTTCAGGAGAGAGCTTTAGAATGACGGAGGGCGCCATAGGGGTGATGGTATCTTGAGAGTGATTGTATCTCACACCAGTAGAATTATACGCTGGAATGGCGCCTATTGAATAATCATATATGTTCCTATTGATAGGCATATAAGGTAATGACCAGAAATTGGCATATGTGGGTATTACAGGTGTAACGGAAGTAATTAATGTGGTCATAATGGTACTTATACGATTCTAATTAGAAATGAGGCAAAATTCATTGCTGATAATACAATCATTACCCAACCAACTTGATTATTCAATTCATCAAAGGCATTAGTGGCCGCACGCCAGAATAATACACATAGGAACAGGCTCAATATCTCAAGCATAATCGGCCTCATTGAATGACCAGCCTTCATTACGCAATTGCTCACGGCCTTCTGGTGTGGAACTCATCTTTTCCATAACCTCATGGATGCCTTCAATGCGTGTAATTAACCACTTACTATCGTTCCATTCATCTGGAGTTGCAAATCTAGGTCTAAAACCATAGAAATCTTTATGAAAATCACTAAAATAGGATTGTAATTCATCTAAATCCATGCTTTCAAATACACTCATTATACACCTTTCACAATAGTATTAAACCGCTCTTGGTATTCTTCTTTTACACAAGCATCAGGCATTTCACAATAACGATTATGAACTAGTGCCTGCGTCAAATGTAATAGGTCGGCTTTTTTCATCTTTTTAATATTCGTCATATCATCACTTACTAGGTGAGCAATCAGTTGGTACACATTCATTAAATAACACTCCTTATCAATATATGTACCATTATACAGGTATCCATGGTTCCGTCAAGCACTATTTGCGAACTGTTGTTTTTATACAACACTTTATGGCTTAATATCGAAAATTGTGTAAATTGCAGCTTTTAACATT